TGCGGTGCATGCTCCCCTGGCCGTCGAAGGCGATGCCGTGGTGGTTGTCGGCTTCACTTCCCTGGTAAAGTCTATACCAGTAAAGTCTTTTAATGCCCGCCTCGTAGTCATAGACCTTGGCCTCGACATATGGAAGGCGGTCGGCCTTTTTTTGAGCGGCTAATAGAGTAGAGCTTAAAGTTCTCATATTAAAAATTAAAAGTCAAAATGACAAATTAAAGGTTAAAGATTTTTGATTTTTGCCCTGTGTTTTTGCTTTTTGCACTTTAATTTTTGGTTTTACCAAAAGGCCTCCTGGATGATTTTAGCGATGATGAGCCAGGCGATGACGCCCATGGCTCGGCCGAACATGTAGTAGTGATGATCCCCCCTCAAATCATCTAGTAATTTTCCGGAGAGTTTATGCCTGGCTGGCCAGGGGCAAAGGACTTCAAAGAGACCTTCCACAAAGGCGTGCCATTCCTGGTAGCAGTCGAGGAAGGCTGAGAGCTTAATACCCTTCAGAAATCCTCTGTCGTGGTCGTTTTTCTCGCTCATAACTTCCCTTTCCCCTCTTATGTTAAGAGGAAATTTAGGTTTACTTGCATGTGCCTTTTTGGCCACCGGTTTTGGCGCCTGAGCCTGGCCCGGGTGCGCCAGGGTTGCCGGCACCGCGGCCATCCTGAGGGCCTCTGGCTCCTATAGGTGGGCCTGTTCCATCATGTTTGGGCATTGGTACCTCCTTTCTGTTCTAGCGCAGTCGTTACGGCGGCTACTATTTTGTCGATCGAGGATTGGCCACTGTTGGCGCTGGCTGCCTTGATGTGCTGCACCGTCCTGTCGCCGAACCACCATAGGATGCAGCCGCTGGCTAAGGCCAGAAACCACTGTGGGGCGGCGATCCCCTCGATGACGACCTGGGCGATGACGGCGGCGAAAATGACGGTCACCGCGGGCCTGGTGGCGGCCCGGAAAAAATTGGTGAAAACCTCCACTAGAGTTGGGTTAGCTTTGTTCTGTTCCTGCGACATGTCTCCTCCTTAGCTAAGAAGGCCCTGAGAGGCCCAAGAAAGCCCCTTAATCGTTTTCTGCGACTCTTTACACTCAGAGCCTTCGTTGGTTGCCTGTTTTAAATCAGGGCGCCCAGGGTGTCGGGGACGGACTTCCCTGCCTTTTCATAATGCCTGGCCAGGTGACGGGCGGCCTGGATGATATCCTCCTCGGAGGCCCGGACCCTCTCCCCGCGGTAACCGCCTCGACTCAAGGCAGCGACGGCTGCCGGCATGCGGTCCCAATTGACGGTCTTCTCGATGTTCATCCTGCCCCTTAGAGCCCGGAAGATGGCTTTGGTATGGTGGGGGAGCTTCCAGGTCTCAGGGTCCGCCGGGTCGCCGACGATGGCGAAGGCCTCTTTGGGGAGTCCCTCCTTGGTCTTTTCTTTTTCGATTGCTTCTTTTACTTTGGATTTCATGGTTTTCCTCCTTACTCCTCCGTGTAGAGCTGATGGGGGACGACTTTAGAGCTGCGGGAGACGGCTTTGAGCTTCTTGTCGTAGCGGTCAAGGCGCTCCTGGCCCCAGGCCTTATAGTTGATGGTGGCGTGCCGGCCGGCGATGCTGGCCCTGTCCACTGTGTAGGCCGAGGCTGACATGGCTAAGTAGCCTGTCGCGCCCAGGACTATAATCTCCTCATGCTCCGTCGGGATAGTGGTAGACTCGGCATCCAGGGTATGCCTCTTAAGCCATCTCACCCGGGCGTCTTCCCCGTCTCCCTCGTCCTGCATGTAGAGCTGGCCGGCCCAGTACTCGGTGCGCTGCATATACTTCGGGCTCTGCCCGATGGGGAACTCCACGGACTGGATTTCGAGCAAGCCTGACAGGGAAGAGATATCGAGCTCGGTGTCGCCATCGGTGGTGGCGATATCGTCCTGCTGCTCAATGGGAGCATGGAGGGAGTACTCAGTGACAACCCTATCAATGGCTCCGTCCACCTCGTCGTCCGTCCAGCGGTAGTTCTGGGCGTCGGTGTCCTGGAGGTCCTCACGGACCCGGGCTCGCATTTCTGTTAGGTTCATATCAGTTCCCTCAGTTTGTTGAGTCGCTTGAGTTTTTTGAGTTTGTTGGGGCTATTAAGTTTCGACTCTAGGAACTCAAGCAACTCTATGAACTCGTTTTAGTCTCTCACTCCTGTGAGCATGGCGGCCTTGACTATGGAAAAGTTGGCCAGGGACACATACCACTTGACCCTGGTCCTGGCAGCGTCCTTGGTCTCCAGGGAGCCGAGACGCTCGACCTGAATCATCTCGGGGCTGGTGAGGCCACAGACGGCGCCCTCTCCCATCTGGAAGGCGAAGATGGCTGAGCAATCGTCGGACGTGCCCACGGTGTAGTTATCCTTGACCCAGTCGGAGATGGCCACGGGGATGCCGTTGTAGAGCTCGACGAACTCGCCAAGCTTGCCCTGGCCGACCTGCAGGTTGCTGCCCTGGGCCCTGGCCAGCGCAGCCAGCTTCCTGCGGGACCGGCGGCTCATTAAGAGCAGGTCGGGCTTGCCGCCCCGAACGAGGTCGATCAGCTGGTCCATTCTGGTTAGAGAAAGAGTGGCACCGTTAACCGCCATGCCGAGGTGGTTGCCGTAGCGGCAGGTCCAGGTGACCTGGTCATCAACGACCGTCGCGCCCTCGGTGGTAGGCCAGGTAGGCTCGGTGGTGGCGTGGGTCTTCTTGTCGCCTGCTGCTGCGGTGCACTCGTACCGGAAGCCGTTCTCAAGGCCGGCGGTGGGGACAACGATGTCTCCCACGGCCATCTCGGTATCGGCCGTCCAGGCCGTGCCTTTCATGGTGTTATAGAGACCGGTGGGCTGATTACCGCTGCCATCGGCGTTAAGGAAGGCGTTCTCGAACTCGTTCCTGAGGGCCTTGGCCTTCTGCTCGATGACAGCGGCCTCGAGGTCCTGGATATTACTCCGGGTAGCCTTGAGGAAGTTGTCGACGTCGGCGTCTCCGCCGAGGACGCAGAGGCTGGCCGTGCACTGCTCGAACTCGGGCTCCGAGGTCGTCCAGGTGCCGGTGACCGGGGCGTACCAGCCAATGGTGGGGAGAGTCTTCTCCCGATTATATTTCAGACTGTTACCGACAATCTGAATGAAGGGCAGCTTCTCCAGGATGGGGCTGTCCTTGACTATGGTCTCGATGATTCCTTTAAGCAGGATATCGGTCGAAAGCTTACTCGCTTCTGCTAAAGATATGCTCATTAGCTAGTTCCTCCTTTTTGCTGGATTCCAGCGGCGATCTTCTCCCTGGGGGTTAAGCCCTCGAGGGATATCTCGCCCCTGGTTGGCGCCCCCGCCGGGACCTTGGCCTCTTTGGCCTGAGCCTCGAGGTTGGCCTTGACGGACTCGGCGATGGTGGTAGCCTTGGCCAGCGAAGCGTCTATGTCCTCGATGGTGTCGCCGGCGATAATGTCCTGGGGAATGGCGGGATTGGCAAGCCTGACGGCGCCGAGGTACTTGGCCACGGCCTGGCCATGGGCTTCCTTGACCTGGGCGAGCTCGGCGGCAGCCGTTCCGCTTCCCTGCTTCGCTTCGCTTAGCTCAGCTTCCAGGGCAGCGATGCGGGTGTCCTTCTCAGCCAGCCGAGCACTCACGTCGCTGAGTGCTTGGTCAGCGGCGGCCTTGGCTTTCTTCTCTTCCTCAAGCTCGGCCTTGATGGCCTCGTGAGTTTCTTGAGTTTCTTGAGTTTGTTGAGTTTCTTGGGTTTCTTCTGACATATTCCTCCTTTCTGTCCAGCACTCAATATTGTTGAGTGCTGGATTACTCAGGCTCCCGACAACGATCGGGATCCCGACTTCAGTCGGGAACTTCCATTTCCGCGGCTGTCGCTCTCTCCCTCGCTCCACCACGTGTGGACTGTGCCTTGAACTCCCTGTTCATTTCCAGGATCCTCTCCCTCTCTTCTAACCACCTGTTGAACTCCTCGTCGGGATCCTGGACCCCCATTCCGTCCATGGCCGTCCGCCTACTGTGGACCCCGGCCTGGACAAGTAACTGCTCGTTCTGAGCCTGACGGGCTGTGTCCTGGGGCAATATCGGCCCCCAGCCTACCCGGTGGTTTATTTGCTCAAAGCTTTCACTCATATATTTCTCGGCCAGCTTGAGTATGATGTCGTTCCGCTGATGGTAGGCATTGGTGCGGATAGTCCGCTTCCTGGTGACTTTCTGAGTAAGGCTGCCGAGCTCAATCTGGAGGGCTGTTCCGGAGAGCTCTTTCTCGATGCCTCCCCAGGCGGCCCGGGGCGTCTCCGAGATGTCGTGTAAGGCCCGGTATAGCACATCAATATAATCGACATGGAGCCTGACTCCGCCACCCTGCAGTAAGTCCAGAAGATAAGCCTTAGCATCCTCCGGTATCGTCCACAGTGCCCCGGGCTGAACCTTGATGTCCTCGGCTGACTCAATGTTCTCGAGGACGGCGATGGGATTTCCTGACAGCTCCAGAATGCGGGATAACTGACTCAGGGCACGGTTGAGCTCCCGCTGTGGCTGGATAAGCGACGGAATATCGGAGGTACCCCAGAACTTCTTGGGCTCACGAAGGTTGGAGAAGATAACGAAGGGGATGAAGCCATAGGGATTGGGCTTGGACTCCATGAGATCGCTGTCCAGGAAAAGTTCGAATGTACTGGCGGTCCAGACTTCGGTTATGGTGGCCTGCTTCTTCTCAATGGCCCGGCCATAGAGGAGCTGAATCTCATCCTGGGTGAGGGTGTACCTTGAAGCCACTCTCCAGACTCTGGAAGTGTCATCTCCTAGCCACCAGGCATAGATGCCCGAGACATCGGGGGCGGTGATACGGATACGCTTCTCGTCGGTATCCCATATAACCTTATAGCAGCCGTCGCCGAGGACGGCGGCGTCGATCTCGGTCTCGTAGTCGAGCTGCTGGAGGTTGTTGTCCTCGTAGACCTGCCGGAGGAGCCGCTCGGCGCTGCGGGCCCTGGCCTTAAGCTCGTCGGTGCCTTCCTCGGGGTAGCAAGCGAAGTTGAGTCCCTGCATGAGGAAGCCGGTGACCTTATCAACGGAGACCTTAGCGTAGTTGAATACGAGCTGGCGGTGGCGCGACGTGGTTGGCCAGTGGGCGCCCTGGTAGAAATCCAGATTGGCGCGGTAGGTTGCTAAACGGGTGGAATCCATTCTGGCTAACTGAGATGGGTTAAATTCAGTCATCTCTTAACTCCAAGCCTTAAATCCCAAACAAATCCATGCAAAATGCAAAAATAAAAGTGCAAAATGACAGAGCAAAGGTTAAAAGTTTTACTTTTTGAGTTGTCATTTTGATTTTT